CCAACATATACTGATACTTTTCCATATTGTCAACACTTCCAGATGTCATCGCAACCACAACATCATCGTGTCTCATCTTAATTATTTTTCTTATTTTATCTATGAAATCCATTATAACACACTCCTTTCTGGCTCAAACTCATCTAGTATATTCATTTTTTCTTTTGCAGACGCTATCCTTTTTATCTGTTTGTCAACCTCATCTATATGTTGTGGATGTTCGCCTATGCCCACTGAATTATCAAGATATATATTTGCAGTGGCATCTGCCTCTGCTATTTCAGCTTCGTATCTAAGTCTTAGTGCTTCTAGTATTGCCCTTCGCATTTCTTATTGACTCCTTTCCTCTTTTAAAAATTGCAGCGACTTCTCTTTTACCCATAACCTTGGCACGCTGTTCTCCAACAGTTAGGATCTGTATTTTTCTCGCAAATGGTTTAGATATCTTTTTAACTTTTGCAACAGTCTTACGAGCATCAGTAGGAGTCGCAAACTTAATTCCAACAGTATCTTTAGGATTCTCATCGGTGTAGAGCCTCCTACCCGAGCCTTTAGGTTTTTTACCCGTTCCTTTTTTTGGATCTGCCACCTATGACTCCCTTTAATGTTTTAGCTTGTTTAGCATGTAACTTAGAGGCTTTTTTCAAACCTTTAATCACACCTTTTATTTTTTTCTTTTTTAACATTTCCATCTCCTTCTAGCCTGACGTAGTCTAGAGTTAGGATCTTTTGCAGCCTTAGGAAATTTTTTCATCTGTCCTGCACTTCTTGCGCAGTATGATTTTCTACGTTTAGCAGCTTTTGATCCTGGCTTCACTTTACCAGTCACGGCTGTTTTTAATTTA